ATGTTTATGCTTTATATTCTATTCTAACCTAGTATAAAGGCAAAGCATGATCGTATGTCAAAGTTAGAGTAACTTGACGTACATTATTACCTTCCTGATTGAACTCACCAAGCTGAAGTGCAGATGGCCAGCATCCATTAAGCTGCCACTGTCTAGCCTGTGTTCCTTCAGGATCATACTCAATAAGATAAGCAGTCTTCTTATACTGTGAAGCACGACCTATCTTCTGAGTTTTAGGATCATATACCAGTCTCTGCCATGCCGTGAGAATATTCTCAACATTAATTCCAATATAGTCATTCATAACAATACTAGAATCAGGGAACTCTGGAAGACCAGCAAACTTGATCTTGTTATTACCATATGAAACAGTAATTGGCTGTACATTGATCTGTGGAGCACCATATGATGCAACTGAAAGAGTAATGTACTCACTGGCTTTCTCAGTAATTGCTGTGCCAGTGTTTACAGAGATAAGACCTGAGAGACCAACAATCTGTACCTCAAAGTTATTTACTCTCTGTGGTTCAAACTCATCAGCTCCTACCATATGGTAGGTACCAAGATTCAGAGGAGATGTTCTGACATCAGGCATTTTATTCACCTAACCTTTCTTAAGACTCAGAGAACGAGACAGATGAAGATGTCAGCTCGAATCCGATCTCGAAGTCCTCAGCAGCACGAGTGATATTAGCACGAACAACACCAACAATACGATTCTCATCGATGTCAGCATTAGTTGTTGTGGTTTCATCCATAATTATCTCATAATCATACAGAGCACCATCACTCTTCATCTGGGCTAAGAATGGATCGAGAGTTCCTCTGAACTCATTCCAGGTATGAATGTTATTCTGTTCAAAAGTAAGAGATAGAGCAATACTATTAATACGTCTCTTGATCTCATTGGCAGTGATACGAACACCAAGTTCCTGAAGAGCAGATCTATTATCGACAGATCCATCAACACTGCGATAAAGAGTTCTCTGTCCATAGATAACGAAACCATACTGACGAAGTCTCATAATCGGATTGATGTACTGAGGACTGTTGTTCTGCCACTCATCGAGAAGAGCAGTACCAACATCATACTGAGTCTCAACAATCTCACCAACAGTAGCTCTACGAACACCTGCGGGTGGGAACCAAATCTTATTACCACTCTTGATAGATCTAGCAAGTGTATGGATAAATACATAGCTAGGAGGCATCCACTTTGTAAGACCAGTATTTCCAGATTCGAGAGTCATATATGCCCATGGAGCATAAGCAGCAGCATAGGATGTATTTATATTGACAACATTAGTGAAGTATGTACGTACATCAGTCTTAGGAAGTGAATATGGGATATCAAGAATAGCGATGCAATCCTGACGAGCATCAGCTAGCTCAGCCATCTTTGATGCAAAGTCAATGGTGGTAGAAGAAGGAGATCCTTCCTCAGTATAATCAAAGTTATAGTATCCACCAGAAGTGATGAACTTAACATCATAGATCATCTTATCTGAGATCTCACTGAAGACACTTGCTGCAGCCGCAGCAGCTTTATATTCATCTGCATCAGTACCACCAGTGAGAGGAGTATCAAGAATGTCAGATGTAATGAAGAAGTGCTCACCAGCATCAGCATTATCTACTGTGATACGAACATACTGTGTATCAAGCTTAGTTCCAATACGCTCAAGAAGCTTACGCTTGATATCTTCATCAGTATCACTAGCTGTCTTATCAATTAGCTTAATGCTCTCAATCTGCTTAGTATAGGAAGTAGTTCCAATAGTATATTTCTGAGAGATACGGAAGTAGATAGACAGATCATTAACAACAATACTATAGCTTAATCTATTTCCAAAGGTACCACCATACAGATCAGTAACATGACCAATCGTATATGTAGTACTAGTACTGGTATCATACCAGGTTATTTCAGCAGTGGCTTTTGTTACTAAAGAATTACCGTCTTTGTCATCAGTAATTCTACGGAATAGAACAGGAAATCCTGCGAGCAGAACATTAGCAGCATATTCCCAGTTGGTACCAAATGTACCATTGCTTCCTTCTGGAGAAGTATCACCGAACACATTTGTAAATTCTTTATAGGACTGGCAAAGAGTTGGCGTACTAGGACCAGTTGTTGCAGTTCCTGGGACAAATACCACATTATCTGCTGATGTTGTTGATAGACCAAATATGGTACCATCAACTTCTCTGATATAAATAGAAGCCATAACAACTCACTCTCCTGTGTTATTTCTTTTAGATTTTCTTACTTTGCCATTATCCCCTATGGTAGGAACAGGTTGTACTTGTTCAACATAGATAGCTCCGCATCTCTCAAGATTCTTAAGGTTATCGGAGAATCTAATGTCAAAACTATCAGACGCATGTGGTTTAAGACAGCCAGCATACTCAATAGGTAATGGCCTGTTAGTAAGATTAGTTATCTTTAGCATGTTAATCCTCCTTGGAACTTATATTGAAATCATAAACCTCTTCTTCAACAAAATGATCATTAGAATATATCTCAGTTTTTATACCACTGATATATGTAGGACCACGTGAAGACGACTTCCATAAGTAGGCATCATCAGTATACATAGATAATGTCTGTCTGAAATATTCACCACGATTTTTATGTTCCACTATGTCAGAATTATCCTCTACCTGAGAGTCTAGTATCAGATTAAAATTATGATCAAAATTCAAACCATACCCTATAGGAACTTTTATTGTAGGATGTGTAGAGAAATAGAATACTAATTCTCTGATTATATTATCATTCTCTTCTCTGTGCTTTGTCCACACATCCATAAGATAATTAATTCTTATAGGTATCATCTGGAATCTGACAAATCTCTGCAGATCTTCATTATAGCCTGCACTGGAACCTTCAAACTTCATTGGGTGAGATCTACTATCTAAAATAGAATAACCTGTTCTAGCAACACTTATTAGTGGCAATTCTATCTTATCACTATTTATTTGACCAATGGTTCTTATGACATTGTCAGGAGGAGTCACATATATTCTGCTATCATTTGTCAACTCTCTAAGCTTATTAACAATAGCATTATCATATTTATATACTGACATTTAAACCTCCTACCCTATATCTTTAACGATTCCCTTACTTTCTCTATGCAATCTGAACATAACATAGGATTTCCAGTAATCATTTATATTGTCTTTATATTTCTGAAACACTCTCGTTATGAATGTAGTACAAGGAGTAATTTCAGTACCCATATCTATAAATCTAGCAACTTGTTCTAATGGAGTAGTACTATGAGGGAGTTTAACCGAGTGAGGTATTTCTATAATACATACGCCACCAAGTCTCTTCCTGCACACTATGTTATTCAACATATATGTAACTAGATTCTCCATATTAAGTTTAGTTGGTTTATCAATCCAATTAATCCAAGAAGCATTTATAAGATCATACTCGAGACTATCTATCTTAGCTTGTACTATTCCATTATAGATATCTCTACGGATATTTCTACAAATAGTGTCACAGAAATCATCTACTATGCTAGATTCTCTATAATCAGTTGTCTCTATTGTAAACTGTATATTCATATTAAACATTAAGGTAATTATAACTATCAAATCTATTATTAGGAGAATCTGAAGCAGGAGTGTCTTTGTTCTCTAAATAATTATAATTTGATGTGTCATAATCCTTATTTATGAACTTAGTATCAAATATTGGAGCAAGAGTACATGTGAGACAATCTGGAAACTCTAGCAGAGTAGTTATAGAAGTAATTTTGAAGTCTCTAGATCTAGAGCGTATTTCACAGAATGGAGGAATAGTTATTACAGATTCAACCTGTAATTCTGGAGTATCAAATGGTAACTGAGCTATATAAGGCTTATCATCTCCAGTTTCTGATACCCATCCTATAGCTTTAAGAGTTCTAACACTAGGATTCTCCTGGAATATTATATCCATCCCTATAGGATCTGATAGAACAGTTTTCATCTCAGCATGAATAGTAGAATCTATCTTCACAGGATATCTATACTGAACATGTATCCCTCTAAGCTTAGCCATCTCTTTGAAGAATCCACGATACAGAGTTGCATCTCTTTGAGTTAAAAGTCCCATTAAGATTCCTCCTCGGGAGTTTCATCTGTTGGAGTCATTGGCTCTAGTTCTTCTTCATTATTGTTATTATTTGTATCCTGATTATTTACCATCCTTCTGTTACGCATCGTCTTTGAAGATGGACGACCAGGAACATTTATGATAAACTCATCTGGAGATAGATCATATTTATCCATTATGTTGTATTGATACTTCTTTATTATTTCATTAACAACAGAAGCGAGTTTCACTAGCCATCTCTTGTTAGAAAGAAGAGCAGATAGATGTTTGCATGTAGCTCCTAGCTTATCATTAGGATTAGTCTTCTTTGATGGACGTGTCTCAGGCTGTCCAAACTTGTATCCATATTTAGTAGCAACATATGCGAATCTGTACCTGAAATCTGCACATGTACAATCAACTAGTATATCTGTATCATCTATGGCTCTATTCAGAGCACGAATAACAGACTGTAAGTTTACATTAGGCTTAGGCTGTGATTTCAATACATCAAGAAGAGTCTTTATAACTCCTTGAAATGCAACAGTGCATACATAGTTTCCTACAGGAACTTTTGCAACAAGAATATCATCTCTTATTAATCTAGAAGCATCTATATCTCCAGCTGAAGTTGCATGATATTGAAGTCTCTTATTATATCTATCAGGGCTAAGACTTTTATTCTTCCCTACGATATTTCTTCTAGAGATTTCAACAATAGTGGAGTGATTAGACACCCCATTTTTAGTTTTCATATCTAATCACTCCATCTAATTATACCTTTATTAACTCCCAATTTGTATAATGATCAATTATTTTACCAATATCAGAAATGATATCTTCAAAACCATCAATCTCTATACCAAATTTATTAGGAAGTGTATCATCATTACTATCAGGAAATCTGAATCCAAACATAGAAATATCATCTGTATCAGTAAGAATCTGGGCATTAGGAATAAAGTTCATTCCACTCATATTCTTTAGTGAGAAATCTGGATTTTTATAGTATGAATCAGATAATTCATATCCATTATTAACTAATAGATTTTTAATGTCTTTGAATATCTTTCGACAATTCTCATTATCTATTTCTACTTTTCCAAATTTCTTATGATTAATGACTTTCTCAACTTTATTATATTTAGGATCCCTATCTTCATATTTAGTAACTTTATTTAAGGAGCAAGAATAGTTACTTATCTTCTCGCTCCGTTGCGAAAATTTTTCTTCGACTCCAGCTTAGGACGAACAGCTAGATTGCCAGAGATCTGAACACGCTTACCCTCAGCAACTCTGGTGATGATGTTGTAACGAAGACCAGTGCATGAGATAGTGTTCTTCTCATTCTTTACGTTGAAGATGAATGGAACATTAGCCTTGTTCTCACACTTGAAAGCTCCATTATCTCTCATTGATAGAGACTCACTCTTCGGATTGAAGTTGGCAGCTTTAAGAGTTACATTCTTGACCTTACCAGTCTTGAACTTTAGCTCACATTCAACAGTAAGAACCTTACCAGCAAGCTTAGCACTCTTCATTGTGAAGGATGTAGCATTCTTATAGTTTTCATGAACGAACTTATTCATGAACTTATTGAAGCTAACATCATCAAGTTTGTATCCTGACTTCTTTGAAACTGGCTTCTTCATCTCAGAGGTGCGACGACCAACCTTACGTCTGTTCTCCTTGCAATGGCAGTGATCCTTGTCCTTGCCACAGTCAGGGCAGACATCAGTCTTCTTGGACTCCTCAACATCAACGATCTCTTCATCTTCATCATCAACATCTGCAACTTCGAGATCATCCTCAGTCTCATCCGGGAGTTCTTCACCCTCATCAGGAATCTCTTCTCCATCCTCAGCCTGCTCACCAACTTTATCTTCCTGAGCATCAGTAGCCTGAACTTCTCCAACGAGAACATAACCATCAGGAGTATCGCCACAAACAGGGCATTCATCTCCATCATGCATCTCAACATCGGAGAAGAATGTATTTCCGCAGATAGGGCAGGTGTAAGTGAAGTCACCGATAAACTCCTCTGTAGAAGGAACCTCTCCCTCTGGAGTGTCATCAATGATTTCCTGAGCAGTAACAGCAGGATCAACATAGTCGCCATCTTCAGGATTTTCAGGATCAACTACAACAATAATGTCGGTGTCTACACCTGGCATCACTTCATCTTCTCCATCGCCTTCTAGACCATCAACTTCTGTTGACAGTTCATCAACAAATTCCTCGTCCTCTTCTTTAACATAGCGACGAGATTCTTTAATATTCTTTTTCTTGCCATCAGACTTTTTAGCTTCTAGACATGCACGCATAGTCTTCTCAAAAATACTATCCATTTTAATTCTCCTTTAAATTAATCGATAGGTAAGAGCAAATCATTATTCGCATTCAGATAGGTGCGAATTTCTGTCAACTCCTGATTAGCCTCAGCTAATAATTTATCAGCATCGAGATTATATGTAGCAGAGTTAAGATTGTACTTTCCACGAACTCTACCAAGTATTTCCTTAGTCTGTGCAACACAGAGTCTCTTAAGCATATTCTGCCAATAAGGCTCTATTATTTCTGAAACATCTTCATATTCTCGAGTATAAACTAGTGTGACAGAAGTTGGCAATGCTTGTTGAGCATACAGATATAGCTTTTCTTCTCTCTTATCATAGGTGAAGTCTAAATCTGTAGCGAGAGCATTCTTATTCTGTTGAGCGAGAAGAGATCTAGCATAATCGGTAAGAGTATATGTATTTAAAGCACTCTGCCTAGAGTAAATATACATTACATCTTGAAACCCACCAGGACCTGTTGAGTTCCTTGCCCTCATTACATATACAACATTATGAACTTTCTTTCCTGAAAGATCTATACAGTTTGCATATGGTATAGTCATAAACTCAACATCTGTTATATAATGTTTCAACTCATTGAAACACATTGTAACTATTTCTGGTATTTGTGATTCTACCTCTATCGCTACTATAGGTGCACCTAATTGTAATTTAACATACTGAGAATAGTCCTCCAATGATAAGCCCAGATGTGCCATTACTTATCACCAACTTCCTGAATATCGGAAGGTGAGCTAGATGCTGTCTTCTTCCTAGATCTCCTCTTGGGTTTATCAGCATCAGTGCTCTGCACAGATTCTTCAATAGCAGGAACCTCAGGTTCAACAACCTGTGTAGTCTCATTTTCAAGTACAGCATTATCAGAAGAATTAACTACATCAGCTTCAATAATAGGCATTGAGTCATCTGAATGAACTACTGAATTCTGATTCTTAGTGAACAATCCGAAATACCTCTTCATCCTCTCACCACCTTCCGTTTATTGATAATTTATATCAACTACTCACCAGAGTAGGTGGAGGAGAACCTACTCTGGCTTTCGATCTATCTATTTAACTAGGATAACAGATAGTAAGATAATTGCCAATCAGGCAACAGCGACAGTGAAGGTATCTCCATTAAGTGACATGAAATATGCAACTTCCTCAGAAGTCTCAACAGCCAGCTTAAGGGTATCTCCACCAGGAATAAGAACCCACTGATTAACACGATACAGCTGAGCCCAGCGATCGTTCTTCTCAACAAAGTACTTCTCGCCAGCTTTGCGATCGACACCATCAATAGTCTCGTCCGCAGCTAGCTCAAGGATCTGCTGATGCTGGAGATAACCTGCATCAACATCATTGATCTTGCCATCAACAAGATTGTCCATGAAGAAAACTTTCTTCTCAGCAGGAAGCTTATTCGTAATGGTGACATAATGAGTAGCACCAATGGAATAATCAACAGTAGCCATTATATTATACCTCAATTCATTAATTTTGTACTACCATGTAGGTGTATATTCCTACATGGTAGTTGTGATTTATTGATTACTACTAGATATAAGATCAGGCAGTAACACGACCACGGATATACATAGATCCGTTAAGGAACTTCTTGCCATACATTGTCGCC